ATTATAGAACATTCTGTATGGATTGTTAATAGGTGTATGAACACACGTTTCAGTATCAAAGATATGAAACCCACGAGTATCATTCAAATCATTCCAGAACATTTCATACGGATTACCAAGATAATAAATCTTGCCGTCATCTGACCGAGTATGATAATGCCCAGAATAAACACGTTCAAACTTATTAAACAGTTTTGTGTCCATCCCATCTTCCATTACATGACCACGATGAGCGCGGAAACCATTCAGTTCCAAGTGTCCCATTGCAATCTTGCATGAAGTTTTTTGAATTAATTGTTTGGTTAATTCAAGATTTTCTTGATTAATCCAAGGTATAAAAAGAACCTTAAGTTTATCAAATTTAACTTCCGTTGGTTCTGGATATACTGTTACATTGGAATACTCACGAAGCAATAAATCTACAGCATTAACTTCATTTGTATTTTTATAGTATGCAGTATGATTTCCAACGATTGTATGAACCTGAACTCCCATTTCTTGGAGACGGTCATAGTAATTATTTTTTGCCCATGACAGTGCTGAAAAGTCAATTCCTTTACGACTGTCAAATGTATCACCCATATCAATGACCGTGGTGATTCCTTCCTGCTGTAAAGTAGGAAAGAAAATGTCATTATAGAACTTCAAAAAATACTCATGAAAAAGTTTTGAGTTCTTTCTTGCTCCAAAATGTTGGTCGGTGATAATGGCAACTTTCATTCAGTAACGCAGTTTTGCGTGAACACTATCTTTAATGCTATTATAGTCGGCATGTCCGATTGAGTCAACCCCATCATCAAAGAAAACTTCGTTGTATCCAGAACGCTCAAGGATTTTATTCTTAATTTCTAGTTGACGCTTCTCTCTTTGAATGCGGCGAAGGAATGCGTAGTGAATAATTTGAGTGAAATATGCAAAAGGATTTTGTGACTTCTCTGGATTAAAGTTGTGAATGTATTGAACACAATTTTCAATACCATCAGAAATCATGTCCTCTTTAAACATATAGTTTACAAAGTTTGGTTTAAAAGACAAGTGATTCGCAATCTTCAGAAAACACTCTCCAATGTAGCGAGGAATGGGAGGTTTTGGTTTTCCTTGAATTTCTGCAATTTCTTTGTCTTCACGGTACTTGATGAGAGCAGCAAGAAACTCTTTATTGTTTACATAGTGCTCTGACCTCTTTCTTTTGGTCATGACTGCTGTAGATATCATTAGTTTATCTCATAATATGTATGAATTATACCATTTTTAAAAATAGTTGACAAGGTTCTCTAACTTGTGTACAATAACCTTTGTGGAGGTTGAAAGTCAGGTATTAGCTATTCTTAAAGAGTTTTTCTAGAATTTCTTTTGCATCATTGACTGTTGAAATGTAACCCATCTTACGACTTAACTTGGGTTCATTTCTCTTGTCTCTGGAAGAATGCCTTACAAATGATTGATACATCTCGATCATCTCAATATCATTTGATTCTGACATTGTTAAAACATCAGATAAATCAAGAATAAACATATCATCTTTAGTTGTTTTTAACCAAGGTTCTAATTTGTAACCTACAACTCCAATACGAGATTTAATTTCATTGACAATAATTGGATTTGTAATAATTAACAGTGTCCTATCTTCTTCTTCAGAGGCAGCTACCTTGGCAAATATTTCTTCACCTGACTTAAGTTTGAGTGTGGCGTAAAAGTCTTCTTCAATTCCCATTTTTTCCTAGTTGTATGGTGATTATGTCATAATTAAAATTTTCTTCATTATAGATTTTAATTCTTTCAATAAGATGATTTAAAGTATAGTTTTTTCTTGATTTATAAGTACAATCATCAGAGATGTCATACAGGACTGCTTTAGTTTTATTTTTTCCTTTTCGAAGTACTCTTCCAATAGATTGTAAATTTCTAATTCTCGATTTACTGGGTGAAGCAAAGATAACGTTATGGAGGTTCTTAATATTAATGCCAGTAGAAAAGGTTCCATAGGAAGCAACAATAATTGCGTTATTTTCCCTTTCTGTTATTTCTCTCACCATCTCTCTTTCTTCAGCATCCACACCGCCATGTATAAAAAATACTTTGCGGTCATTTTGCTTATTTTTATTTATCTTTTCATAGAGTATTGCTCCATGTGCTTCAACACGACTAAAAAGAACCAAAGTGTTTCCTTTGAGATCTAATGTCAAATTTGTAATAAATTTATTTCTTTGTTCATGTGAAATTAGATATTGTATTTCATCTTCATATTTTTCAAACATTTGTGGTGGATGCTTGAGAACTATGCATTGTATATCAAGTTGAGAAAGATGTCCTTGTCTCATCAATTCATCTGTCTTTGTAACTTTATATGATGGACCAAACAATCCCTCTAACACCCACTTGTGCGTCTGTGTACCATCTAAAGTGCCAGTGAATCCAAAACGATATTTAGCATGATGAAGTTTAGTCATAATATCAATCAAAGATTTGCTCTTGAAAAGATGAGCTTCATCTCCTATAATGACTGAATACTCCTCAAAAAATGAACGTTCTAATTTATAAACTGATTGCCAGGTTGTAATTGTAACAGCATACTCATTTGTTTTTTCTTTCCCCGAATATATCCTGTGACAATATGATTCCGCGTCCCAACCATAATCCTGGAAATCCTTGTACATCTGCTCTACAAGAGATGTCGTTGGAACAACTAAAAGAATTTTTTGCCCTTTATCCACATAATATCTTACGAGGGAATAAATCATCAACGATTTTCCGCTGGCAGTCGGGCTTATCAATAGTTTTCTATTATGCTTTAGAGCATCATATACTCCCTCTACTTGATACTGACGTGGAGAATGGGAGCAAATAGATTGCATGTAGTCTTTAACACCCTCATATGAAATTCCTTCATTAATTTCAAATGGTTGTCCGTAAAATTTATTATCTTCAAATTTATAGGTATAATTATACTGCTCACAAAAATTAACAATCTTGTCTAAAAGTCCTACATAAATCTGCTTGGACCTCATATCAAATAAATGAATCTCACCATTCCAATTTCTCTTTCTATATTGGGGCATGAATTTAGCACCAGGAACCTCAAACTTGAAGTGATCCCTTAACTCATACTCAATGTGAGGTTCGGTGTTTATTTTTAAAAATACTTCGTTTGATTTTGAAATAACAAGATCTGTTGTATTCACGATGACTCATTCATCTATGAATATTTATTTACCCTAGTCCAGAGTTAAATCTCATAAATTCAATTGCATTCTTAATTTGATAGGTTCTGTTTTGAACCATCTTTAAAATGCTTTCAATATATACAAGCATCGTATCATAATAATCAATTTTTAAACATACGGTTGAAAGTTTTTCATCTGCATCAAGATACTTTTGCATTGTGTCTTTATCCCGAATTTTCTTTGGGAATGGGTTTTCATAATACACTTCTGGATCTGCTTTTCCAGAATAATATTCATATCGTTCGTGACGAATGTTTCTTTTTTGTTGTTCTGCTTTCTTTCTTAACAAAAAAATTGTATTATACAAATCAAAATATTTTGCATGGAGAATAGGGATATTTAATGATTCTGTGTGTAAGTTGTCTGGATCTATTTTTGAATCCTTTTCCCACATTTCTTGAATCTTATCAAGATCAAAGTTCATTTCCAGATAAATCGGTTAGTTTATAAGAAGTATACTTGAAACTTACGTCTGCTGTAAAGTATTGTATGTCGGTGTCTGTAGCATCAAATGTTAGTGTTGTCAATGAATATGGAAATAAATCTTGAAAATTAACATTGAACTTTGCAACTAAATTGCTGTTTAATACTTGCAGTGTTCCATCTGAATAAATGTTTTGTTTATCATTTGCATATCTTGCTTTAGTTAATCCACTTGCTTCTAAATCTCTAAACTCCTGAACTTCTTCTGGATATCCTAAACCACGAATCCAGTTTTGAATTTCCATAAAATTTTCAAGATTCTCATCTACAAGAAATCTTAAATTTAAATCTCCAAATTCAATTTTATCCCCAGGTGTAGGAATATCGCGGAGGTAGTTTGGTTGAATTGCAATTCCAAGAGTTAAATCTGGAATGTTTGCTTGGTTGCAAAAGAAAGCAACTTTAGGACTTCTTTTAAGATTAAATTTAAATCCTGTAGGCGAGAGAAAATTACGATTCTCTATTTGCGATGGTCCTGCCATTTTTTCTAATTATTTAGATAAAAAAAGAGGGTCTTTCGACCCTCTCGTATAACCTTGTGAGAATGACTCACATGAGGTTCTTAACAGCAACTCTTCTGTAGTAACGGTTTGCGTTAACGTTGAGTGAGCCGAGACCCTGATTGGTTCCTTCAGCGAATGGGTTTGCGACCATGCCGTAGCGGGTCTTAAAGCCAATCTTGGGCTGGAAGGAGTTCTCACCAACGGCACGAACCATTTGGAGAGGAACATATGGGCAGTAGAAGATGCCAGCGTCATAAGGTGAAGTACCCTTATAACCTACAACATAGTACTGGTTGCCAGGTGATGCATTACCTGCAGTCAGGTTAGCAGCATAAGGATCGATATATACACGATACTTACCTTGCAGAACACCAGCGAAGGTGTTGCCAGTATCATCAACGTTCAGGTTAGCGTTGAGGGCGGGGGTGTAATCCAGAACACCAGCCATGGTCAGAGCGGAAGCAACGTCTGCAGAGCAGAGGATAACGTTGCCCTTCCCACGACGGGTTCTTTGAGCGATTGCATTAGCATCACGCTCAATCTGGAACAGAAGACCTTTGAACTTCTCAACTGACCAACGACCATTGGAGTCAACGTCGAGGTCGAAGATACCTGCAGTAGCGGTGTTTTGAACAGCACCCTGTTCAGCAACCTTATAGATGGTTCTGATTACTTCGCGGTTGATTTCAGCAAGAATCTCTGTTGAGAGAATATTTGCTAATTCCGCTTCAGCATTCAGACCATGGATTGCCTTGAGGTCTTGTGCCAGTTCCAGTGAATATTCAGCTTTGAGAGCACGTGACTTTGCAGTTACGGTTACTTTCTCAATACTGAATGCCATCTGGTTGAAGGCATCAGAACCAGTGCCGTCCAGGTTTTCAGCATCGCCAGTCTGCATACCCTGACCAACGTTGTATCCGATTGAAGATGCGGATGCAACAGGGTTCAGGACAGATGGGTTAGTGCCGCTTTGAGCGGTAGTACCCATACCAGAGTTACCAGCGGTGAATCCACCTTCCTCGTCACGACCAGCGTCTTGACCAGAGAATGCAGAATCAACTTCATTGAAGAAGGTTTCAGTTCCGCTCTGATTGGTGTAGCGGGAACGCATTGCGAAGATGAGTCCAGTAGGACCGCTCATTGGTTGAACGCCTGCAACATCATAGGCGATCAGGTTAGGCATTGAACGTCTGATCAGTGAAATCAGAACGGGGTCAAAACCAGCAACAGGACCAGCAGCAGTAGCACCGCCACCGAAAGCACCAGAAGCGCCAGCAGCGTTACCTGAGTTGGTTGGTGATTCCATGAGCATACTCATGGAGCCGTTGTCGAAAGCAGATTGCTCACGAAGGAATTTTTCTTGGTTCTCTAACAGGACGGCGGTTACCGCTCTACGATGGGAATCTTTGATTTGATCAAGACCCTCATAATTGAGGAGAGG